GACCAACAAGCTTACCTACTGAGCCTTAACCAATTAGACCCGATCACTAAGCGGCAGTTATTAAATGGTGACTGGACGGCAAGGCATGGCGGCGATAAGTTTCATCGAGAATGGTTTGATATAGTCGACGCTGTGCCAGCGGGATTGACTAAAATAAGATACTGGGACATGGCGGCGACTGAACCGAAAGGCAATAGAGACCCCGATTATACCGCTGGAGCCTTGCTTGGCCTCAGTTCTGAAGGAATCACATATATAATAGATGTCCGTCGCATGAGAGGTTCACCAGGAGCCGTCGAACGCCATGTGAGGATTACCGCTGAAACTGATTCCCCCGAAGTAACTATCACGATGGAACAGGAGCCAGGAGCTTCGGGCGTGGCGAATATCGATCACTTTCGTAGGAAGATATTGCAAGGATATACGTTTTATCCCGACCGTGTTTCCGGCAGCAAGGAAGTACGGGCCAGCCCTCTAAGCTCTCAAGCCGAAGCCGGCAATGTGAAGTTAGTGCGAGGGCCGTGGATACCCGACTTCCTGGATGAAGCCGAAACATTTCCGACGGGCGATCATGACGATATGGTAGACGCTGTTAGTGGAGCTTATAACCGATTGACGTTCAAAGGAAGGCCAGGTGTGCGGTGGTTGGTAGGATGAAAAATTGGGCAGGGTTATTGCAGATTGTAGGAGGGATTTCCATTGCGGCGGGAATATGGTTATTATCTCCAGCAGCGGCGTTAATTTTCGTGGGTCTGTTAACGGTAGCGAGTGGGTGGGCGATTTATACAAACAGTCCAAGTAGATAGAGGATGGGAGGATATGAACCCAATAGGAGAAATCACAACCGCAATTGGGAAAGCGTTACAGATTAATCGACCCAGTTACGGCGGAGGCGGATGGGGAACCATGTTGTCAGGGCTTACCGGTGGGCCTCCGGCTAACAGGGTGCAGATGATGCAGTCCTATAGCACCGTGGGCTGGTTGTTTCGTTCGATTTCTCTGATCAGCGAGGCCGTCGCTTCGGCTGACTGGTCGCTTTATAAGAAAGGAGCGAATGGCGACAGAGAAGAAATATTTGATCATCCCTTCCTCGACCTCTGGAATTCTCCTAACCCCTACATGACGCATGAAGTGTTCATGGAGAGCCAGCAACAGCATATCGAGTTAACTGGTGAAGCGTATTGGTTGATCCTTCCTAACGCCGCCGGCTTCCCCGCTGAACTGTGGCCCTTGCGCCCTGATACCGTAGACCCTATTCGTGACACCAACGAATTCATATCTGGCTATTTATACCGGACAGGCAAGGAGCGGGTGAAACTTCCTCCTGAGTTAATCATTTGTGTGAAGCAGCCTTCACCCCTAGATGTGTATCGCGGAGTGGGGATTGTTCAGGCATTGTTTAGCGATCTAGATTCGGACCGGTTGGCTGCTTTATATAACCGGAATTTCTTCAATAATTCCGCTGAGCCTGGAGGTGTGATTCAGTTTGAACAGGAACTAAGCCCAGCGGAGTTCGACCGGATTCAACGGCACTGGGGTTCTCTTCATCGTGGGGTGAATAATGCCCACAGGGTGGCGGTACTTGAACGGGGCGAATGGAAGGAACGCAAGAATACTCAAAGGGACATGCAGTTCGAGCAGGGAAGAAGATTGGCAAGAGATTTGATAGCAGGGGCTTTCGGAATACCCCTTACGATGCTTGGTGTATCAGAGAACGTGAACAGAGCTAATGCGGAGGCAGGAGAGGTAGTATTCAGCCGTTGGGTGGTAAAAACTAAGTTGCGCCGGATAAGGGGCGCAGCCAATATGCGCTTGTTGCCATGGTACGGCGATCCAAGTCTTGAATTAGATTATGCCGATCCGACACCAGAAGACAAAGAATTTAACTTGTCGGAAGCCGAGCGTGGTTACCGAGGTAGATTCCTGACTCGCAACGAAGCGAGGGCAAGAATAGGAGAAGGAGAAGTCGAAGGCGGTGATGAATTCGACGAAGCGGCAAGCCCTTTCACTCTGAGCTACGAGGGCGGAGTAGTAAAGGGTCAAAGTCCGGAATCGCCACGGATAAAGAAGCAGCTAACCCCAGCGGAGAAGCAACAACAGCAGATGCAGCGGAACTGGACTCGCCGGTTGAAGGCAGAAACCAAGTCAATTATTGAGCATTTGGGCCAGTTCCTGAAAACAGGAGCGGCTAGGGTTACTCAGAAGATTGAGATAGCAGATGTGGACACCTACGACTGGAACTGGTTCGATAAGTACGGGGCCGAGGTGGAAGCGGAGCTAGCAGAAGCATACGAGGTTTCTCTAGTTGAAAGGTTGCCTGATTTGCCAGAAGATCACGTTAAACGATTATCGGCTACATATGCAACACACCGGACTTCGCTGCTATTAACGGAAAGTGGTTCTTTGAATCTGACGACGTTTGCTAAAGCCAGAATTCGGTTATTAGTAGCGGAAACGATCATGAATGGAGATACCTTGTCCACGCTTGGAAAGAAAGTGGAAAAGGACATCGGGTTAAGCGAGGCCAAAGCGGAAATGGTAGCACGGACGGAGACGGCTACGGCGTTGGGGCAGGGTAGCAAACAGGCTGCCATCGAAGAAGAAATGGAAGAGAAACGATGGATAACTCAGGGCGATAACTTGGTATCCGAAAATATTTGCCGGCGCAATGCTAAGGCTGGATGGATACCAATCTCCGATAGGTTTCCGTGCGCCGACCAAGGGCAAGAACATGAAGGCCACGAGAACCATGATACTATTCCTGGCCACACGAATTGCCGGTGCAACGTTATTTACCGCACCGATTGGCAAAGGGAGCCGCCGGTTGATGAACGGGCGTTCATGCGTATAGAATGCTCCGTCTGCCATAAATTATTAGATAAGGTCGTTCCTCCGGCCCGTTTGGTAGAAACTATCCAACGGTGGTGTCCCAGGTGCAAACAACTGAGAGGGACTAAGCAGGTGTAATGGTGAGTACCATCAGACCGCAAATCTTTCTGGCCATCATCGCCTTGGCTGTGATCTCAATATATGCGATGAAAAGCGGCCACGTGGAAGTAGTTACGGCAGGGGCCGGCGGCATCCTCGCATTGGGCTTAAAGGTCTTAGAGAGGGAATAATGAACATAATTCGTGTCTTGTCTTTCGGATTAGATGTCCACAAAAGGATGAGCAAACAGAAACTTAGCTCTGCAACTTTTAAGTCGTTCGCACGGGCTGTTAGATTCGGTAGCTCTAAAGCCGAGTGGGTGCAACTCGGCTACGAATTGGGAATCATCGAAGCAGACGAATGACCACGGATGGGGGCGATGAAAAGAAGGGTAAGCCTAAAAAGGATTCCACTACTCTCACCGGCAAGGAACTTATCCAGCTTGTCATCTTCGCACCGGTTGTTTTTGTCTGGTTATTCCTTGCAGCACGCATCGTATGGAGCGCATCATCCAACCCGAACACACTGGATAACATCGAGGGTTTGCTGACAGCGTTGGCGGTGTTAACAATCCCAGTGAGTGCAGGGTTAGGAAAAATTTTTGAGGTGACAACACGTAAAGATGATTAAACGATTGTGGGCTAGCTTCCGTAGTATCAAGATCGTAGTACGTGACAGGGAATTGCGGATTCCTACTATCCCGCTATTTCGATTCCGTGGCCCTGGCATAAAATTAAAACTGCCGAGCTTAGAGGGGTTGCAGGTTCCTGGCAGTATTAGTCGGGTCGTCGTGATTGTCCTCCTATTGTCTGGCTTCTTCATCGGCGGGGTGATGTATTTCAGCATAGCCGGTATAACCCAGGCTAAAGTCTGGCCTGAAGCCGGTGCGTCGTATGCTTTGGGCAGTCCAGGGGGTACGGTAGGCGAGGACTTACCGGATGAGGGCATAGGCACCGCCGAACAACGCCCTAGCCAGACTTTGCAGATAAACCTTGCGTCCGGTGTCCGTTTATCTGTATTGACATTAAAGAATATGGATTTGGGGCGAAGCGGTCTAACAACCTGCCTGAGTATAGGCAGAGCGGCGGGAACAACCGGCTGGATGTACGCAGACGAGATTACGTTAACGGGTATTAGCGCACCGTCTTTTGACATGGCTAACGCCGAAATAGCGACGCTAACACTTGGGGCAACTGTCGATGGACGGACAAATTCCGCAACCCTTGATTCCACGATAGCCGAGCAGATAATAACGAGCAGCAGAGGCAGCGCTTCGTTCGTGTCCGAAGGGTCTGCGGTAGACCGTGTAATCATCGAATTGGCAGGTGATGCCACCATTGGAGTTCTCAACGTCGAAGGCGTGAAATGCAGCGTCGGCAACTTTGATCTGGACTACATTAAGGCAGGGAGTTTCACACTGGACAGCACGAGTCGGGTGGGATCAGGTAACGGAATTGACACAGCCGATCTAGTCATAAATTCCACGGTGAAAACCAGGGTATCTACCGACACTATGATTGAAATCCCTCTCCAGGTACAATGAGGCTTGAGAGGAAGATTTAGTGTCCCCTTTTATGGAAGCAAGCTATTGGTGGCCAGGAACATAGGAGAGCAGACGATGGATACAGCAATTCGGTACCAACATAAATGCGAGAGCTTCGGCTTCTGGATCAAACGAGTTATGTGGAGTGGGGCCAGGATGATAAGATGGGAATGTGGCCATATTGAATTGCGACAACAGGGCCAACCATTACCGGATCGACCTCTCGCTGGGCATTATGTTCCGTGGACACCGAAGCAAAGAAAGGAGATATATGGGCGTACCGGCACGCAATCATAACCGCAAGGAAGGTTCTGAGGAAACTCCTTACCATCAGCTTATATCGGCAGTCATTAAAGCGGGCATGGAATACACGACGAACTGGACTATTCAATGCGTCGAGCGGGTAAAACAGGATGGTAAAGAAGGCAAACCGAAGTACAAATTAAAAAAGGTTGCGATCCGGCAATACGATTTGTCTCATCCTATGTTTGCTGCGCCTGACTGGATAATGACTCCTTGTGGCGATTGGTGGACTGCGCTGGGGGGATTAAGCCGTCAATACCTTTATCAGAGGGCTGGTGGGACTGGACATTATACGGGCAAATGCACCCCGCAGGATCACATGTTTATTTAGGCTCCTTTATTAAGGACGCCAAATCCTACACCCCCCGCAACTTTGGCGTTCTTAATCGAAATGGTTCCGATTCGTGCCTGAAACCTGAGCTAAATATTAAGGACGCCAAATTCGCCCCTCAAGGTTGGCGTCCTTAATCGGATAGGCACTTGACAAGCCTTGGTCATGTGGATAAACTCGGCACTAACGAGCGGTCTGAGTTCTAGAAACCCGTACCGCCTTCCGTGAGGCCCTGAGCCCGACCTACAGACACACCGGAGTCTGCAGCGGTCGGGTTTTTTTATTGAGGAGTGCAATGGCAGTAATTAAGCCGTTCGGAAGTGACTGCGAGTATCCGGACTTCGATGCTTGTATTGCCGATAATCAAGACAAAGATGACCCCGACGCTTATTGCGCAACGCTGCAAGAAGCCACAGAGGATTCCTGAAAGGGTAAGGTAGCCGCCGTGAACGGTAAAATGAGGGTCAAAACTCCCACCTTGTCTAAGTTTGCAACGGAAACGACCGATTTGGGCGAAGGACGCATTCGGGCTATTGTTTCTACTGAGGCTAAAGACCGTGATGGCGATATCATCCGGCAATCTGGTTGGGATTTAAAACGGTTCCAAAAACACCCGATTCTACTCGTTGACCATAACTACGCCGATATAACCAAGGAAATCGGTAAGTGGGAGTCAATGAAAATCAACGGAAATACTATGGTCGGGGAAGCACGTTACTTCATCGGCAAGGGGAATGAGGTTGCAGACTGGGCCTATTTTCTGGCAGCGGATGAGCAGATGGCGGCGTTCAGCGTCGGGTTCCTTCCGGACTGGGAAAAGGCAACAGAGATAGCCGGAGGAGATGATGCGTGGCCCCACTATGAATTCAATGGTCAGGAATTGCTGGAGGTGTCTCAGGTTACCGTTCCGTCGAATCCTGAAGCATTGCAGTTAGCATTAAGCGGCGTGTTGCTGAAAAGCAAAGCATTAGACCCATTGCTCCGCGAGAGGATGGAGCGAGTCCTTACCTCGGTCGAATCGTCATTGCTTGCCGGAAATGAAACTCGTATCGATGCGTCTGCCCTGTTTGGCCCAGAAGTTATCAATGCA